GCTACGGAGTGTGAAGGGATATGGCAAGGGAACGTGAAACCGCAGAATGGGAACGGGGGAGAGCATGACTGACCAGCCATACGGTGACGACGCATTTCTGAACGAACTAGCTGCTATTCTGGCGGAGTTGAAGGCGATAACGCCCGGCTATGAAGCATTGCGCTGGATGATGTTGGGTGAAAACCGGGCAATCTTGCAGGATACCGAAACGGGGCGGTTTCGGCTCATACAGGCGCATGAAAACGTGCTGCACAAATTGGCGCGGGGCCGAGGATACGAGTAGAGGGAGGAGAGCATGATGGCTAAGGCATTTCAGCATACTCAGGAACCTGAGCAAATCCAATTATCCAGAATTCCACTGACGACGTGGATTTGCGATTGAGTTCGTTGGCTTTGCCTCTGGATTTAGCGTGGCGGTTCCCCCTATAATATGGTTTGTGATTATGCTTTATGGCTTTTATCGCATTGATACCTATAAGCCCAAACGGGAGGAATAACCCATGCCCCTCGTCATGTGCCCCCATTGCCAGCAAGTGTTCTACAGCGAGGAGCATGTGGTGATCCCCGTGTCCCCGGCGGCGCTGGCGATCCTGATGCGTGCCCCGACGCACTTCAAACGGGGGCACGCCGTCTCAATGCGCCAGCTTGCGGACCTGACCGGGTGTTCATACCATCAAGTCCGCAACGCCTTAATCGAGTTGAGGCGACTGGGGTACACCAGTGTCAAACCGTATGGCCGCAAGGGTCGCCAGCAATATTGCGGCGTTCGTTCACGCTTTACATCCCCTGAAATTCTCCGGTTGATACAAGCCGCCTAAATTTCAGTGATCTACTAACGGATCACATTGACAAAAAGCCATATTACACTTTAACTGGCGGTTTCCAGTGGGAGCCGTCGCTTGCCTTGTGTGCTATGTGTGGCTCGCACAAGGCGACGCAGCACCCGGTTCGGACCGAGTGCACATGGTTTCCCTTCATACAGCCCCGGCGACCAGCCCCCCTGGCGCGTCGGGGCCGGGGAAGGGGGCGAATGTAGCATCACCCGTTATGGCGCGGGGCGGGCTTAGAAGCAGGTGATTGTTTCGCTCTGTGCTACCGCGCCTAAGTACGCTTGAGGATGGAATGGCAAACGGCAACCTCACAAACAAGCAGCGTGTCTTCATTGAGGAATATCTCAAATGCTGGAATGCGTCTGAAGCTGCCCGCCGCGCTGGATACAATGGTAAGGCTAATTCTGTCGGGCCGAGATTGTTGGCAAATGTTAGCATCGCCAATGAAATCCAACACCGTGTTAATGATTTGTCAATGTCTGCCGATGAAGTGCTGCTGCGCTTGGCTGATCAGGCACGCGGTATCCCGGAAGAGTGCTTTGTAGCGTATGACCGCGTTGTTGGCATCAGTTTCGAGAAGTTAAAAGAGCACGGGCTGATGCACCTGATTAAGAAAATCTCCTATGACCGTTACGGTAATCCAACGGTTGAATTTTACGACGCTCAAAATGCCCTGGTTCAACTTGGCAAGCATCACGCCTTGTTCACTGAACGATACCAGCGTGACGATTGGCGCTCCGAAGCGATTGAATATATCCGCAAGGGCGAACTCAGTTATCAGGCGTTAGCAGAAGAGTTTGACCATGACCTTGCTACCGAACTCTTTGCAACAGCAGGCGTACCGGTTACGGTTGGAGCGCGCGCGCCAGAAGTCGAAGAATGATGCACCTCGACACCCTGCCTATGGAGACTTAACGCTTTTCAAGTCGCACATTTACAACCGATATCAGCACGCGCATCACCTGATCAAACTTGACGATCTGCTTACCAGGTGCTCCCTACACGCCAAAACGATGGGCCGTGAGGGCTGTGGGCATGCGGTTATACAGATGCCACCCCGGCACGGCAAGACGCTCACCATCTCGCGCCTGTATCCGCCCTGGCATCTGGGGCGCAACCCGGAGCATCGTGTCATCCTGGCAAGCTACGGCGCATCGCTGGCGAAGAAAAACAGCCGCTACACGCGCAATGTGCTACTGCTAGACCGCTATCACGCGGTGTTCCCCGGTGTGCATTTAGCCGGTGACAGCGCCAGCGCGGAGGCATGGGACATTGCAGGGCACGACGGCGGCTTAGATGCGATGGGTGTCGGCGGTGGCGTGACGGGTAAGGGCGGTCACGTTATCATCGTTGACGACCCGGTGAAATCGCGGGAAGAGGCTGAAAGCGAAACCTACCGCGATAAGGTGTGGGACTGGTTCACTGACGACCTGTACACCCGCCGTGAGCCAGGGGCGTCGGTCATTGTGGTGATGACGCGCTGGCATCAGGACGACCTTGTAGGGCGTCTGCTGCGTGACCAGCCCGGTACGTGGGAAGTGCTGGACATGCCCGCGCTGAATGAAGCTGGCGGGGCGCTGTGGCCTGAGCGCTACGACCTGCCCGCACTTGAGCGCATTCAGCGCATGATAGGCGACTATGCGTGGTCTGCGCTCTATCAGCAAGCGCCCGTACCGGCGGCGGGCGGCGTGTTCAAGCGGGCAGCGTTTCACGTGACTGCCATGCTTGATACAGTCGGCTATGCCGTGCGCTACTGGGACCTTGCCATGAGTGAGAAGACCAGCGCAGACTACACGGCTGGCGTCAAGATAGGACGGCAGGCGAACGGGCGTTTGGCCGTTCTGGATGTCCAGCGCGTGCGTAAGGATTGGGGCGACGTGGTGCCCTACATTGCGCAGATCGCAGCGCTTGACGGCCCCGGTGTGCCAATAGGCGTGGAGCAGGCGGGCTATATGAGCCGTGCGGTACAGGACTTGACCAATGAACCAGGTCTGCACAATCATAGCATCTGGGGCTATGCGGTAGACAAAGACAAGTTGACGCGCGCCCTGCCATTTGCGGCGCGGGTAGCAGCAGAGCAGGTTGACGTGCTCGAAAGCAGCTGGACAACCGATTACCTTGATGAGCTATGCAGTTTCCCCTACGGCGCGCATGATGATCAGGTTGACGCCAGTAGCGGGGCATACGCAATGCTGGGCAGCGACGTGCTCGGCGGGGGCATGAACTATGCAGACGACGGCGGCATTGGCGGCGCGTATTGAGCGCCTTATCGCGCGTATCCGCGAGCAAAGCGGCGG